GTAAAACGTTCACATGGGCACATGGCTATCAGAGAAACCATTCAGATATTAAGGGGCGGGCAGGCGCGGTCGCCGAGGCACCAGTGCTGCACGGTACGCAGAGGAACGTTGAAATACTGCGCAAAGCCGGTCTGCGTCAGTCCGTATTTCTCGATTAGCTCCGGGATCATGCAGTGCGTGCCGTCCCAGATCCCGCCAAGCAGCGCCAGCCGCTCCGCCGGAATCTCTTCGTCTTCGGCGTCGCCCCAGACGCTGGACAGTGCCATATCGGAGATGTAGGCATCGCGGTCAGCGTATGCGCCGGTTTCGGCGTAGAGGGCGGAGCGGATAAATGGGGTGAGTTTCATGTGGGTTCCTCCTTTTGATTCTTTCTTTTTTCGGCATCAATGGAGAGAAGTTCATCTGCCATAGAAAGCACGTACGTCGGGCATCTGCGCTCCCCTGAGCACCATCTGCTAATGAGAGCTGAGCTGATACAAAAACGGCGCGCGAAATCAGCTTGTGTGATGCTGTGCTTTTTCAGCAATGTGCAAAATGCATCTAAATCGAGCAAAGAATCATCAACACGCGGCGATCTCTTTAGAGCGGCGCAAGCAGGGCAGTATCTCTGCCCCGTAGCAGTCAGAATGAACGATTCACCGCAGCGCTTACAGGTTGCGGCGCTTCCAATGTGGCGAAGCTCTCCACGGCCCCATTGGCTGCGTGCGCAGGATGGGCAAAATTTCTGATTTCCTCCGGTTGTTGTGTATTCAGATCCGCAGCGCTCACAAATAGCCGCAGACCCGATTTTTCTAGAAGTTCCAGCGGCCTTTCGATGAAAACTGGCGGTGGCGGCCTCGCGTCTGCGAATTGACGAACAGGCCAAACAATATTTCTGGCGCGTACCTGTCACGGTGTACTCATTGCCGCACATCTCGCAAATGGCGGTGGTTCCGATTTCTCCCTTCATCTCAGAAGCAGTACGCGCTGATGGGCTGGCCGTCGATGCGGACGGTGGCAAGCGTATCGTCGCTGAAATCGGGATAGTCAGCGTCTTCGATGCTGTCCGCCAGCTCGTCCAGCGTGTAGCCAAAGTACACGCAAAATGCGTCGCCCAGGCAGGCGTCCATATCGCGGCAGAGGATCGCGTCCTGTACTTCCGTGTCGCCAGCCTCGGTGGCAACGGCAGTGCAAGCAATGAGTTCGTAACGGTTGTTGATGATCTTCTTTTCCATTTTTGTTCCCTCCCGGCTTTCGCCTTGCTTTATCTTATGGCCTTATTATACGCCCATTGGGCGCATAAGTCAAGAGGGAAATGCAAAAAAATATAAAAAAATTGGTACACAAATGCCCCATAAATGTCCCCCAGAAAAAGCGCGGAGCCGGTAGACTGAGGATAGGAGCTGGCCAGCTTACTTATTTTTACCGGAGGTATTTTTTTTATGGAATACGCAAGCAAGGGACTCGCGGGGACTGCGCTGGGCTTTGGCATCGGCGGTGCCGCACTGGGACTGGCGAACGGCGGACTCGGTAATCTGCTGGGCGGCATCAACCAGAACAAGAGATCGGAAGCAGCTGACGTAGCCGCAGCGGTTACGCCTGCCATGACGGTTGCCGCCATGCTCGCCGCGCGGCAGCAGGAGCCGACGTGCAGCGAGAATATGCCCGTCTCGCGCTACGAGCTGGAGCGCGAACAGAAGCTGGCCGCAAAGGACAGCGAGATCGCACTGCTCAAGGCCAACACGTACAACGACCAGAAAATGCTGGAGATGTACGGTTATATCGACGGGCAGCTCAAGGACGTCCGTGAGGCGCTGTGCAAGCAGGCCGTCCACAACCAGCGCACAGAGGACAGCTTTACGCTCGTCAAGCAGGATGTGGACTGCGTCCGCAAGGAGGCGCTGGACGCCGTGAAGATGGAGGCCGAGCGGCGCTGCTGCGGCGATAACTCCATCATCACCTACGTCAACGCGACGTTTTATCCCAAGCAGGTCGCCGACGTCACCACGGGCACCGCGACCACGGCGCAGACGCTCTACGATCCGCTCCCGAAGTGCGGCTGCTGCAACAAGTAAACGCAAGGGGCGGCAACCGCCGCCCCAATCCTTAAAGGAGGAAAGCTGCGATGACAGTGACGATCGATCAGGCCATGCGCGGCGCGATGCGCTACGCAGACAATGAGGTCATCCCGCACCTGCCGGGCGGCAAGGGCATCGGGGCCGGGATCATGCTTGCACTCATCATGGAAGGCAGCCGCGAGAAGATCCTCGCGCTGCGCGAAAATCCGGCGGTAAAGATGATGCAGATCTTCGACGACGCCGGAAACATCGACCTCGACAAGCTCTATAACGCGGCGCGTCCGCGATTTGAGAACAAGCTGACCGTATCCGTCCCGCTGCTGGGCGATATGCGCTTTGACCAGAACGACGTGGACAAACTATACCGGTATATCCAGGAGGCATGACAGGATGAAAGAATATATCGAAAAGCTTTACACAAAGCTGCACGAGGCGATGGAAAAGCCGGTGACGCTCGGCAGCGCGGAGGAAGTCGGTATGTACGCGAAGACGATCCGCAGGCTGGAAAAGCTGGACTGCCGCGCAGACGAACCGGATGCGGCAGCGTTCGACCGAGAAACGGCCATACACTGGGCCGAGCATATGCAGAATGCCGACGGCTCGACCGGCCCGCACTGGACGATGGAGCAGACAACGGCGGTGGCCGAGAGCATGGGCATTCAGGCGCCTGTGGTCACGAACTGGGCGTGGGGCGTAACCATGAACATGATGTACTCGGACTACTACCCCGTCGCGGTAGAATTCGGACTCAACCGCCCGGAATTCTACGCCGCCCTGGCAAAGGCGTTTTTGATCGATAAAGACGGCCCCGGCCCGGAGCGCAAGCTCATGAAATACTATGAGCATGTGGTAAAATAAAAAAATCCCTCTCCAAACCGGAGAGGGATTTTTTATCTTTGCACGATCATCCCAATAACACCATTTACAAATATGATGTGTTCGGATAAGTGCATATCTGGTACACCGGACGCGCCGAAATCCGAAACGGAAGGCGGCGCGAGGGAGAGGGCGTCGGCGTAGGTTACTTGGGCGGAATCGGCTACATTCAGGAATAATTTGAATGAATCATCGTACAGATAGATCGCGTTTACGAATAAATCTATGACTTTTTTGCGGTATTCCAGATCGGATCGGTCGCCGGTGCGGAACTGGCTGAGCCATACGACAATGTCCTCTTTCCTGATCTGGACACGGCTAGCGATGCGGAGAGATGCAAGATCAGCCTCCAGTGCCCGCTTTCGGGCCTCGGCAGTTTCGATGCGCTCGTTGATCCTGCGGCGGGCGGCTTCCGCCGTTGCGGAGATCAGCGCGTCGACAAGCTGATCGATCTCCTTGTCGGCGTCGCGGATCTGCTTTTCGAGCGGCTTAATGCCGGATGCGTCGTAGCTCTTTTGATACTCCGCCACAACGCGCTCGGCTGCGCCGTCGATCCAGCTGTCCGTCAGGACGCACGAGCCGATATAATCCACAATACTGGCTTCGAGTTCGTCCTTGCGCTCATTGCGCTTTTTGCAGGTATGCTGCTTCTTCCGCGCGGCGCAGGCGTAATAATAATACGTCGCGCCGTGCCTGCCGCGCCCGCACTCCCCTATCATCGGCGCGCCGCACTCGCCGCAGAACAATTTCCCGTGCAGCAGGTATTCCACCTTCGCCTTTGCATGGCCGGGAGCTTTGGCATTCGCATTGAGCCGGTCGCGCACGCGCTTTTTTAGCTCCTTTGATACGATGGCCGGAAATGCGTCTTCGATCACGATCTCGCCGAGGTAGTCGTACCTGCCGACATACCGCTCGTTTGCAAGGATACGCTTTACCGAGGCTAATGTGAGCGGGTTCCCGCGCTGATTACGATAGCCCAGCCGCGCGCAGTCGGCCACGATCTGCTTTTGCCCGGCACCGTCGGCATACTGCTCATGAATAAAGCGGACGATGCGGGCTTCGTCCTCGTTGATCTCGTACTGCTTATCCACGACGCGGTAGCCGAGCGGGGCGAGGCCGCCGAGGCTCAGGCCCTTCTCGGCGTTCTGGCGCATCCCGCGACGGACATTCTGGGCAAGCTGGCGGGAATATTCCTCCGCCATGGCCTCCAGGATCGCCTCCAGCAGCACGCTCTCGCTGCTGTCGCCAACGCCCTCAGTGACGGACAGGACGCGCACGCCGTTCGCGCGCAGTTTCTTTTTGTAGATCGCGCTGTCGTACCGGTCGCGGGAAAAGCGGTCAAGTTTCCACACGAGCACAAAATCAAAAGCGTGCTTCGCGCTGTCCGAAATCATGCGCTGGAACTCCGGCCGCGTCTCGGCGTATCGACCGGACAGCGCCCGGTCGCAGTATTCGCCAACGACGCGGTATCCGCGCTGCTGCGCGTATTCGCGGCATTTGGCAAGCTGGCCGTCTATGGATTGGTCATTTTGCCCGGCGGAAGAATACCGGGCGTAGATCACGACGTTGGCAAGATTCAAATTATCCACAAAAGCCTCCAAAGATACCGCTCTGGCTGATCGGGCCGGGGCGGTAATTTTCATGTGCGAATCCAGCCGATTGATGGGATGAGCACGTCGGCTACAAGCGCAAGGGCACACAGCGAAAAAATGCCCAAGAGGATGAGCGTCACAAGCCGGTGCATACGCAGGGATTTCTGCTGCTGGGCAAGCTGCGCACGAAGGGCCGCGTTCTCGGCGCGGAGTTTTTCAGCATCGGAAGGCTCGGCAGGCTCGTCATGCGGAATGCCGAAATACTCATCCATAGAAACGCCCATCTCCCGGCAGATCGGGCCGACCGTGTAAACAGACGGATTTTTGATGTCGCCGCGAAAGAACTGGGAGACGGTACCGACGGAAAGATCGGTATTTTCGGCTACATCCTGATTTGTTTTGCGCGGAGTGATCGTCTGCTTCTGCTCACGGCATAAATCAGATAATTTTTCATTCAAAACATGTCATTCCCCCAAAAAAGCAAGACGTCTGACTGCAAAAAGCAACTGTAACATCTTTACAAGTCTACCATGGACAGGCTACCATATAGTTACAGACGGCTCCCGGTCGCCTGCGCAAGCAAAAGCCCGCGCCGTTGTTCGGCCAGCGGCGCGGGCGAATCTCAAAAACCGAGTGCGTACAGCAGGCTCGGAATGACACGCAGGATCAAGAAGCAGCCGGCACACAGCGCAAGCGCAACAACGATCACGATCTTTCGCACCTTGCGCGGCCCGGCGACGGCCTCCTCGTATTCCTCGGGCGTTAAACCGTCCGTATACTCGTCATAGAGCGGGCGGCCTGAATCATCTGGAAATTTGTTATCATAGATTCGGCAAAAATCAACCAGCGTGCCAATGCCCCAAAAGCCGAGCGTAAAGAGCCAAAGAAGCCCCGTCCAGATTTTGCCGACATAAAACCGGTGTGCGCCGAAACCGCCGAGGAAGATACAGAGCAGCAAGGCAGTCGAGCGCTTTTTCCGCGCCGGTGCGGCCTGCACCTGCACGCGGGCCTCCGCCTTTGCCTGATCGCGGATATAATTCACGGTGCCGCAGCCGCAGTGCGGGCAGATCAAAGCCTCATCGTCGATCTCTTTGCCGCATTTGTTGCAGTACATAAACCCTCCTATGGATTGCAATCCTTACACGGCGTATACAGAGCCGCAGCCTCGGCGCGGGTGCCGGTGTAGCTGCTGCGGTTTGCATAGTCCATCTGGCGGATGTGGTAGCAGCTGGCCAGATGGAAAACGCCGCTGGATGTATTTACGATAAATGTCTGCACGTTTTCGCTCGTCGAGGCGGAGATCTGCGGAGCCTCGGCGGGCAGCGTGCCGGGGATATAGGATACAAATTTACCGATGATCGGTTCCAGCGGCTCCACATCGAGCGGGTCGCCGCCGATGCTGGCATAATATTCCGCCTGCGCTTCGGCCTGCTCCACGTCTGTGTATTCCCCACTGCCGGAAAACGCCGGGCCTGCGGCAGGAAGCACAGCAGCATCCGCAGCCGCGCGAAGCTCCGCGGGCGAAGCCCTGTAGGCGCGGGCGGCGGAAATAACCTCCGCAAGATTCAAAAGCCCAATCCATCCGGCAACAGCCAGTACGCAGCAGACCAGCACAAGCAAAACCTTGCGCCATGCTTGCCTCATGGCAAAACCTCCAATTATTATAAGATAATTTTGTAAAATCTCATAATTGTAATTTTAGAACAGACGTTCTATGATAATCATGCGATGAAAAAATATCTTACTTAGAATTGTAAACTAAATGGAAGAAAACCTCAACGGCAATAGTAAACAAAAAATAGAAGAGATTTTTGTGGAAGAATGGAGGCACTTATGGAAATGGAACGGAATTTGCTAATGAAAGAGATCAAACGCCTGCTGCGGCTGGCCACAGATGCGGATCTGGATCTGATCTGGAGATTCGTGCGGAAGTTGGTCACATAGGCGCGGGAATAAAAAAATAGGCCGGGGACGGTTATTCGTCCTCGGCCATTTTTTTTGCGATCTCGGCGAGCAGCTGCCACTCGTCGGCGCTGAGTTTGCTGATGATCGATACGAACCGCTTGCGCGGCGCGTCGTCGGGATCGTGCATCACGACGCCCATAAACTCCGCAATCTCCTGATTCCGCGTCAGCTTCTGCCGCATTTCGCCCTCGCCGGTGCGGAGCCAATGCTCATCGATGTTGAATTCTCGGCAGATCAGTTTGATAAACGGCTCGTTCGGTGTGGTTTTCTCCCCTTCAAGATTTGTAATCACCCCGCGCGTCGTGCCGAGCCGTTCTGCAAAATCGGTCTGCGACAAGCCTGTGCTCCGGCGGATATCCTTGATCCGATCATTGATCGTCACCGTATCACCTCCCTTGACTATATTATACACGGTTGCGATGTATTGTCAATACAAAAAGAATAAAAATATTTTGCGTAAATGTATTGACAAAACATTTAAAAGGTGGTATTGTGTAGTCACAATACAAAACGTGACAGCAAAATGTCGCAACAACGCGAGGTGAGAAAAATGTCCGAGAAGGAAAAGCAGGCAATCGAAAACCTGAACAAAAGCACCGAGAAGCTGACGCCCGCGCAGATGCAGCGTCTGAGCGATATCGCCTATGGCATGGCGCTGGCGAAGGAAGGCAAGCAGGAGGAGCGGAAGGAGGCGTGAGACCATGATCGCCGTTTTTGGGAAACGGGGGCCGGACGGGAGATTTCTCCCCGGCGAAACTTTTGAATTTAAGCATCCCGGCGAAGAAAACGGCGAGCCCGTGATCGACGCCTTTGTCCGCTTGGCGGCGGAACGATACCGCCGGGAACAGGAACAGAAGGAGGATAAGCGGAATGGATGATTTCCTCAAGTTTTTTGCCGAGAAGGTGAAGACCTACCCTATGCACCTTGAGATCACCTACAGCAAGGTAACGGACTGGGGCGTCCGGGTGTGGCGGAGGGGAACCGCCTACGACGGGGACGACGAAGAACTCGTCAACGTCCAGGACTGCGACGCGGAGCTGTGCTTCGCAACCGCGCAGGTGCAGCTGAAAAACTGGCTGCTGGAACACGAAGGAGGCTATTAACCATGGCAAATGCCCGTACATACACCCTGACGCTGGATGCGCAGGAGCTGCATGATCTGATCGAGGCGGCGCTGGTGTGCGAGTGCCAGGCAGCGCAGATCATAAACGGGCTCAAGCGCAAGGGACTGGATCTGGACGCGCAGAAGCTTGTGACACAAAATGCCCGTCTGGCGCGGCTCGTCCGGCGGATGCAGGAGACGAAGGAGGAAACCAATGGATAACGGGAAGGTACACGTCGAGATCGGCATGGACGGCAAAAAAACGGTATCTGCGCTATCCGGCAGCGCACTGGAACTGAGCGCTGCTGCCGCGCGAATCCTGAACATATTTTATGCCGCGTTCTGCCAGCGAGGAATAGGCGAGGAATTCAAGGAAACCATGCGCTACTGCGTGAACCGGGAGGACAGCCCGGTATGGAGGAAGGAGTTGGCAGAATGAGAACCAATCTTGCAGAGCGGCGGATCGGGTATGAGCCGCCGGAAGTTCCTGAAGGGGAAAGCCTGGAGGAGCGCCGGGAGAGAATCCGGGCAATCTACCAGTGGCGCAAGGCCATGCGGCGTCTGGCGCGGCTGGGGTGCATCTGGCTGTCGGGCGTGGGCTTCGCGCTGTGCATCATCGCGGGCTGCGCCAACGCGACGGAGATCGCCGCCGTCCTCGGCGGCGTGTCGCTGATGACGTTTTTTACAGGGATATGCCTGTGAAGGAGCGAAAGATCACGGTTGACTTCCGCCCTGACCAGCTGGCGGACGTGATCGAGGCGGTGAACGCCTACGCGGACGATCTCAAGAATGATCGGGCGCTCCTGTGCGAAATGCCGCGCGTCGACCACGAAACAACGGACGCGCTGCTGGCGCAGGAGACGCGGCTGCAAAAGCTGGCGTACTGGCTCCTGTGCGTGCAGGACGAAGCGCTATGACGGCGCAGATCTACGCGCCGCGCATGCGGCAGATCCCGTCACCGTGCGCGAAGGACTGCCCCGGCCGGGAGCCGGGATGCAGCGCACGCTGCTGCAGTTGGGCGCTCTATGAGAGCATCCGGAACCACATCTACGACATCAACCACCGGGACAAGATCAGTCTGGAGCCGGACAGAGCCGCCATCCGGCAGATCGAGCGGGCGGCAAACAAAGACAGGAGGGGCAAAAGCTATGCGGCAAAATAGCATCGACTACCCGGGCGAACGGCCCGCGAAGCGCGCGGGCATCATCGAGCAGCCGGGATATACCGGCAAGCATTATTTCGTGGTGAACTACGCAGGCCGTCAGCTTACGGTACACGCGGCGGATGAAACGGCGGCCCTGTTCTGGGCGGCAAAACGCTGGGGCTACAGCTTCAAGCGGCCGGAATACCACCAGACGGCCAGCGTGGCCAAGCTTGGATACCAGCCGGACACCTGGCCGGGGGCGATGGTATGAGCGCGCAGGGGAAGCCGTTGCGCTGCGAGATCATCCACGATAATTTCCAGAATTACAAGAAATACAACGTGCCGAAAGCACAGCTTGTGATTGCGGATATTCCGTACAACATCGGCGCGGACGCCTATGGCTCGAATCCTATGTGGTACAAGGGCGGTGACAACGCAAACGGGGAAAGCAAGTACGCAAAAAAGAGCTTTTTTAATTCGGACGGCTATTTCAAGATCGCCGAGTATATGCACTTCTGCTCCCGGCTGCTGAAGCCGGAGCCGAAGGAAAAGGGAAAAGCCCCAGCCATGATCGTATTTTGCGCGTTCGATCAGATACATACAGTCGCAGAATACGGCGCGCAGTACGGCTTTAAAAACTGGTATCCGATTTTCTTCTGCAAGAATTATTCTGCGCAGGTGCTCAAAGCCAATATGCGGATCGTCGGCGCGACGGAATTCGCGGTTGTCCTGTACCGGGATAAGCTGCCGAAATTCAACAACGGGCGGCAGATCGGAGAGGACGGGAAGCCCATTCGGGGAACTGGGAAAATGGTGTTCGACTGGTTCCAGTGGGAGCGGGACGGGAAGGACATTCCGAAGATACACCCCACGCAGAAGCCGGTGAAGGTGCTCCGACGTCTGATCGAGATCTTTACGGATCCAGGCGAGCTTGTGATCGATCCATGCTGCGGCTCCGGTTCGACGTTACGCGCAGCTGCGGAGGCAGGCAGAAGCGCAATCGGCTTTGAAATTGATAAAAGATTCTGTCTGGCAGCGAAAGAGAAAATGCTTGCCGGAGCGAGGGGAAACCAGGAAGCGGCCAACTTCGATGGAAGCCAGATGACAATCGGAGAAATAACAGAGGCTGCACAGCAAGGCGGAACACCGGCATGAGATTTGTTTGCGATTGCTGCCACGATCTGACAAACATCGAGGCAGACCGGATGGAGATCCAGGGCGACAAACTGATGGTGTACAGCCGCGGGCGGCTGGTCTACGTTGCGGATCTCGGCCAGATCATGCTGGCGAAACTTACGCCGGGGAGGGAGGAAAAACCATGACAGGCAAGGAAATCGTGAAGGCGCTGCGGTGCTGCGCGAAGGGGCTTGGACACGACGACGCGTGTGAAAACTGCAAGGTCGGAGAAATCCAAGATCGGCGGGAATACATCGAGTTTGCGGCTGCTAACGTGATCGAGCGCCTGACCGCCGAGAACGCGGCACTGCGGGAGAAACAGAGGTGGATTCCGGTGACGGAGCGGATGCCGGAACCAGAGACAGATGTTTTGGCAGTTTGCAATCGAAACGGATACATTTTCGTGACACCGGCTATCTACGAGGACGGGAAGTTACTGACGCAGGAAAGTGCGTGGAACTGGAGCAACATCTACTGCTATGGCCTGTACGACGAGGAGGCGGATGATTACTACATCCCGGAGGGTTGGTGGGAGAACAGACAGTTTAATCCGGACGATGTGTACAACAATCCGGTAGACTGCGCAGTTACCCACTGGCTGCCGCTGCCGGAAGCGCCGGAGGAAGGAGAATAATGCCACCTAAAGATAATTCTGAAAGAGCCTGTGAAGAGTGCATCCATTTTTTTGCGTGCTCCAGACAATGCGGCGAGCCGATGGCACAGAGTAGCGCCACTGGCTGTGAATGCTACGAGACGGTTAAAAGCATTGCGGCGGCTCGGCTCATCGAGCGCCTGACCGCCGAGAACGCGGCGCTGCGGGAGAAGGTGCCGCAGTGGATCAGCGTGGAGGAACGGAGGCCGGAGCCGGGAAAACGCGTCCTTGCTACGGACGGCGTATTTGTCGGCGAGGCGTACCGCACAAGCGCGGATACATGGAGAAGGTATGACGGAATAGCTATGCGGGACTGCCTTGGCAGTATAGTCACCCACTGGATGCCGCTGCCGAGCGCGCCGAAGTTTGCAGATATATTACGAGGAGCGCCGGAAGCGCCGGAGGGAGGAGAAAAGGCATGATAGCTGTTTTAATCAGCATCAGACCAAAGTGGTGCGAGAAGATCATAAGCGGAGAGAAAACGACCGAGGTGCGCAAGACGCGCCCGAAGATGAACCCACCGTTTAAGTGCTACATTTACCGTTCGGTTCAGGGCGGCGTCATCGGCGAGTTTGTATGCGACCACATTTTTGAAAGGATCGTCAGAGTAGGAGCAAGCTGTGAAGCGCCGAAATATTGCATCTGCGATTGGAACATGTACTGCACACCACTTGATACGCTTCTTGCGGATGCCTGCCTGACAAAAGACGAGCTGGAGAAGTATCTGGACGGTGGCGTCGGCTACGGATGGCACATTTCCAACCTCAAAATTTACGATCACCCGCGCGATCTGTGGGAGTTTGCCGGTCTGCAGCGGGAGACAGAATTCGGCCTTGCGCCAAGGCCAATCACCCGCCCGCCGCAGAGCTGGCGGTATGTGGAGGAAGAGCTATGGAACGATTGACAAGTCCTAATATCAACGTAGACCCGGGAACCGACTGATTTCTGCACGCCGTGATCGGCGGCAAGGAAATCGACTGGAAGCAGTGCCGGGACAGCACGCTCAACGTGCTGATCAACGGCCCAACGAGCAACGGCTTTGGCAAGGATATTTTCCGCAAGATGGTCCGCGATCTGTACGGACGGCTGAAAGCCTACGAGGACACGGGGCTGACGCCGGAGGAAATCAAGGCTCCATTTACGGAGGACGCGATGATAAATCTGGCAGCGCAGGCGCTGGGCGTGGAGGCTGACCGCCTCTGCGAGCTTGCCGAGGCCGACAAGGACGGGCGCGTGGTAGTGCTGCCGTGCAAGGTGGGCGATATATTATACAGAGTGTTTGCCGGAGAAATCTTCGAGCACCGAGTCGGGAGCATGAAATACTTCGCAATACAGGGACGGTGGGACATTGAAACGTACCCGTTCTGCCCGTGCGTGGAAAGTTCCATAGGAAAAACCGTATTTTTCACCAGCGAGGAAGCCAAGAAGGCGCTGGCTGAAATGGAGGGCAAGAAGGATGGCTGAACTGAAACCGTGCCCGTTCTGTGGCGGTAAAGTTGAAGAAACAGGCGGTTCATGTAATTTCGGGAAGAAGATTATGGTTCTTAAAGTAAAATGCAGGAAATGCGGGACATCCGTCGCCCTGAAAACAGCATGGAACACGAACGCATACATTGAAGCCGTTGAGGCATGGAACCGGAGGGTAAATGATGAGTGATTACATCAGCCGCGAGGCGGCGCTGGAAGCAGCGAATGAATGGGTAAGCGAGGCGTGCATGGCGCCCGTGATGAGGGTAAGCCGATTGCTCGATAAACTTGCGAAAGTGCCCGCCGCCGACGTTGCGGAGGTGGTGCATGGACAGTGGTGCGTAAGCAAGATCCGCTCGATTGAAACTGTTTTTTACTGCTCGGAGTGCAAGCGAACGGTGACAGTAGGCAATGATTTCTTTGGCGAAGCTCCCCAAAGCGCCTCGGCAGCATATCCATATTGTCATTGCGGCGCGAAGATGGATGGTGCAGCCGAATGAGCGGGCTGCGGTTTGAATCCATGGCGGACATGCCGCCGCGGATGCGGGAGCTTTATGCACGGCAGCAGATGCCGGGGGCTGCCGCGGCGCCGAAGAAGGCCTCGAAGTATCACAGCGCGCCCGCCGAGCGCGGAGAGCTGCGCTTCGACAGCCAGAAGGAGGCCCGCCGGTATGACGAGCTGATGGTGATGCTCCGGGCTGGCATTATCTCCGATCTGCGCCTGCAACAGCAGTTCACCTTGCAGGAGAGCTACATCACCGAAACCGGCGAGCGCATCCGCGCAGTACGGTACACGGCGGACTTTTCGTACAAATTCGGCGGCAAGCTGGTCGTCGAGGATGTGAAGTCCACGCCGACGCGGACAAAGGAGTATCTGCGCAACCGGAAATTCATGCGGTCAAAATTTGGAATCGACATACAGGAGATTTAAAAATGCCGGAAGAAAAAAACGAATGCCGGACGGGAATGCCATGCGGCCTGCCGAAAAGCGGGAACGCCTGCATGAACCGCACGACGGCATGCTGCCTGAAATGCGGCTGGAATCCGGATGAGCAGGTGCGGCGCAGGGCGCTGCCGCTCGTCAAGGGCGCGGACGGCCTGCTGCACAAGGATATCAGCACCAAGGAATAGGCAATCAGCCGGGGAACCATATTTTATCGGACTTATGCCGCAGGCGCTCCGCCATGAGACGGCTGCGGGAGGATCACCCTGGCTTTGCACCCGGCGCACGGAAAATCCCTCAAGCACGTGCGCCGGGAAAGCGCGTGAGACGTGCGCAAAAACGTCATCCCACACGGGGTATCGCATAGGCCCCGTGCATCGCTTGCCTCCTTTTTATAAGCCGCCTGACGGCAGTCAAGGGCGGCTCGCCCGGAAATGCGCAGCGTAAGTCAAGCGAGCGCGGCGCGCCGGTGCGCAGACGGTGAAAGCCCGTCCTGCCTGCGGGGGCCGGAATACCGGCCCCCAGACGAAGGAGTGTGAAACTATGGGCAAATCCAACAAGGTTGCGCTGGTCTGCCAGGTCTGCGGGGCCACATTTTACAAAGTGCCGAGCGCGATCACGATGGAGACAAGGTGCTGCTCGAAGGAGTGCCGCGGGAAAGTGCAGGCAGAAAGACTGGAGCAGCGCCGCCGGGAGCTTGCAAAGGAGCTGGAGGGCCTGCGCACCGAGAGCCTGGAAGGCGAAAAGCGCCTGCCGCACAGGATCGTCCGAATCCGCATAACGGCCAAAGTCCCGGTATGGCCGGAATACCAACCAAGGATCGGAGCCACATACCGGGCGGAGCGATACCCAATGTTCAAAGCGCCGGGATATGTGATCGAGTCCGGAGGCAAAAGAATCAATATCCGCGCCAATGAGTGCGTGGAAGTATGAAAGGAGATCAAAATGGCAGGAATCATGGGACTGTTCGCATCAGAACTGGATGAGTTTGTCGCGGACTACGACAATCAATTCTGGGACGCGAGTTTCCACGGCGAGACTTACCCGCCGCGGATCATCATGGAGCGCTCTACGCCGCCGCTCTACCGGGTGGAGGACGACGGCTCAAAGACGCTGGAGCCGAATCCGACGATCCAGATCATCGGCAGCGTGGACACGGAGGTCGTCACGACCGGCAAGCTCCAGATCAGCAAGAAGGATTTCACAAAGCTGTGCAACCGCGCATCCGCGCTGCTGGAACTGTTCCTGCACGGGTTCATGCAGGAGCGCAAGGAAATGGAGGCGGCGCAGGAATGAGTAAGAAAGACAAGCGCCGGGAAGCGCTGCGGCTTGGCAAAAAGGACATGAGCTTTGCGGAGATCATGCAGGCAATAGGGGCGTGCAGGGCGGACGACTGCGACAAGTGCCTGCTGAACGGTGGCCCCATCGCAGGATGGTTCCCGGAGGATGTGCCGGACTGCTATACCGTGCTGCTCAAAAATGCCGAGGAGAAGCTGCTGGAATACTACCAAAAGATCCGGGAAAACGACGCGGCGGAAGAAAATCAGAGAAAAACAGAAGAAAATATCAAAAAACGAGGAAGCAAGAGCGAGAGGTTCTTGGACTCGTGCCCCGTTTGCCCGGTATGCAACTATGTCTTCGACGAATTCAGCGTGAGCAAAGATGCAAGACGGTACATCTTTCCACTTGGCGCAGAAGACACCATTGACTTTAGACTCGAAGAACCAATCATCAGCCCACAAAAATGCCCGCAATGCGGCATGAAAATCGCTGGGATTAGGTGGACGGAGCCCAAGTTTGTTGGGAACCGCAAGGAATTCTCGTTCAGCCGTCCGCCGGAAGAAGTGGAGGAAAAAAGAAAATGATTTTGCTGGAATGCGCAGTCGCACTGCGTGACGGAGATCGGAAAAAGCTTCAGGAGCAGCTTGCGGCGGAGATCGGGCAGCCAGTCGTTCTTCTGCAGAGCAGCATATCGCGAGCGAAAGAGCGGAATATCCTGTTCCTCTGTGACAGAAAGGCTTGCGAGAAATGCAGCTATCCACAGTGCAGGCATACGCCGGAGCTGGAACACGCCAGAAATTTTGCACCAGCAGGATTTACGAAGCGCACGGACGGCGTGTGGGTAGAGCAGGAGGGCGCAACGATGGAAGTGAAGACCGACCAGGACAAACTTGAAAAGAGGCTGGTTGAAGCAATGAGGGAGGCGATGGGACTTGAAACAGAAAAACGCAGTCCGCATGGTCTGGCGCTGGGATGATATCTTCCGTGTCTACCGCTGCCCATACTGCGGCAGACCGGAGAAACCGTGCATCGAGCTCTGGAAAAAAGGCGGTTTGAAAAAGAGCCTGCCGAGCCGCTGCACATACTGCGAAGGAGAATTGGAAGGAGTGGAAGGAGAAGAAAATGATCATTGAGATTTTGGAGCTCGCCGCCGCGTTGGAGTGGATCGCGCTGGGCGTGCTGGTATACCTCAAGGCGCGCAGCCTGAGCCGCAGACTGGATGCGCTGTGCGGCAAGCTGCCAATCGGCCCGGGGCCAGATCCTGCGGGCAAAAAAGGCCCGTGGGGAAGCTGCCCGGAATGTGGGGCTGTCGGCTATTGCTACTGGGATGAAAAAACAGATACGCGCACGTGTATGGCGTGCGGGCACAAGGACAACGGCACTATCCGCTGAACGCATGGCCGGAATCTCCGGCCACGCTTTGAGCGGGCAGAACGGGAGGGATCGCTATGAACATTGCGTATAACATGGACTGCATGGAGTATATGCGGACGCTGCCGGATAAGGCGTTTGATCTGGCCGTGGTAGACCCTCCGTATTTCAGCGGCCCGGAACGCCGGGGCTATTACGGCAGCAGGGTAAGCAAGAACGGCGTGCATAGGGATTACCCGATCTCCCCGGAGTGGGAAATCCCGGGCGTAGAATATTTTGATGAGCTAAACAGGGTGGCGCAGAAGATCATAGTCTGGGGCTGCAACTACTATAAATATATTTTTCCGCCCGGACGAATTGTCTGGGATAAGTGCAACGGGGAGAGCAGCTTTAGCGATTGCGAGATCGCAGCGACAAATTGCCATGATAGCGTCAGACTGATCCGGTATATGTGGAACGGAATGATGCAGGGCAAAAGCATCGCCGACGGCGCTACCCAACAGGGAGACAAGCGAAAAAACGAGAAACGGATTCACCCAACGCAAAAGCCTGTCGCGCTCTATGCGTGGATCTTTGCCAGGTACGCAAAGCCGGGAGATAAGATTCTCGATACGCACCTCGGCAGCGGGAGCAGCCGGATCGCGGCGTATGACGCAGGGCTGGATTTCGTGGGGTGCGAGATCAACAAGGATTATTTCGCAAAACAAGAGGAACGTTTCGCCGCGCATACGGCGCAGCTGTCGCTATTTGTATAAAAGAGAGGCTGAGTTATGGCAAAGAGGAACAAGCGCCGCCTGTTTACAGGGGCGGTATGTACGCAGATCGTTTATACCGTATCCGATGGCGCGGACAAAAAAACCAGCAAACCGCGAAAGCCGCGCTTCCAGTCGCAGGAAGAACGCGAGGAATTCAACACCAGGATCTCGGCTGCAAAGTTCGCGGCGCTGGTCAACGCCAACTTCTCCTCGTCGAGCTATTACTCCACACTCACGCTCGACCCCGAACATGAGGTACATACCGCGCAGGAGATGCACCGGATCCGGGATAATTTTTACCGACGCATGGCCTACCACTACCCGGACGCGAAGATCGTCATCGTCTACGGCCGGGGCAAGTCGACCAACCGCTTCCACCTGCACCTGCTCACGGACGGCATTCCTGCCGATGCGCTGGGCCAGCTCTGGGGCCTCGGCAGCGTCATCGACTGCAAGCCACTGCGGAAGCACAACTACTATCTGGATGAGAACGGAAATAAGGTCGACCACGGGCAGGACTACACGGCGTTGGCCAACTACCTGCACGGCCACTGGCGCAAGGAGTTCGGCGGCCACCGGTACAAGGCCAGCCGCAACTGCGTCCGGCCGGAGCCGGAGCCAGCAACCGAAGCCGTGCGCGAGTACAGCCCCAAGCATCCGCCCGTCGCCCCGCGCGGCTATATCCTCGTCGAGGCCCGGGCGACAAAGTACGGGTATCAATATTATAAGTATGTAGTCGATCCAAGATCAGAGCACAAGCGGAACGGGAGCCGCTTAAATTAAACCTTGTATATGCGTAAGGTTTTAGAACGAAGCAGGAAGGAAGTGGGAAAGTGTCGAAACCGAGATACTGGTGGTACGGGAATGTCTGCCGCACCATCGGCGAATACCCGAAACTGAGCCGACAGGTTCGGGATATGAGCCGACAGAAGATCACGCCGGGCTATTCTGCACAGCCAGGCGGGCAATCCTCCGGCCGCGCCGTCGAGGACATTGCGGTGCGCGTCCTGTCCTCACGGGAGTACGAGGACTACACAGCGATCCAGTCCGCCATCAACACCGTGCAGACCTGGCGGGATGGCGGCGATGTGCTGGAGATCGTGCGCCTGCATACATGGATCTGGCCGCGCGAGAGTCTGGAGTCCGCTGCCAGACAGGTGCACGTGAGCACATCCACGGCCAAGCGGATGTACAGCCGCTTTGTCTACGAGGCAGCGCGGGCAATGGGCTACCGCAAAAGTTGAGCTAACAGAGCCTAAAATCTGTGCTACAGTGATAGCGTGAAGAATTGGAGGGAACAGGATGCAGCCATGGGCCGCGCGCTTTTACGCATCCGCGCGCTGGAAGAAATGCCGCGCCGGGTATATCAAGTTCCGCCGGACCATCGACGGCGGGCTCTGCGAGGAGTGCCGGGACAAACCGGGCTACATCGTCCACCACAAGCGGGCGCTCACGCCGGACAACATCACCGACCCGGACGTCAGCCTGTCCTACTCCAACCTCGAGTTCGTCTGCAAGGACTGCCACGATCAGTTTGACGGGCACGGCGTCGCAAAATCTCTGACGCAAAAAATTTTCTTCGATGCCGCCGGAGACCCGATCCCCCCCGTCGCGCGAGGCCGGGGCGCCGGCTGAATCACCGCACGCCCTACCTAGGAAGAATACGCAGGCCGTTCGCGAGGCCCCCCTACAAAAGCGCGGCGATAAGTAATCTACGCGCACGCGCGGACAGACGGCAAAAATCACGCGAAAAGGAGGCGGTTTTTGTGGCGAACAGGCAGGAAAAGACAAAGGAACAGCGTATCCGCGCCGAGAAGACCAGACTCCGGAGGATATACAAGCTTCTGCCGAAGGAAGCGGCCGGGACTGTCGCGGGACTCATCGATCAGGCAGCCTTTATGCGCATCGAGTGCGAGGACATGGCGGACGACCTGCGGGAAAACGGCTGGACGGAGAAATTCCAGCAGTCGGAGCGACTGGAGCCATATGACCGCGCCCGGCCCATCGGGCAGGCATACAACTCGACAAACGCGAACTACCAGAAGATCATCAAGCAGCTCACGGCGCTCCTGCCGAAGCCGGACACCGCGCAGAAGCAGGAGGACGACGGCTTCGGCAGCTTCGTCCGGGAGCGTGACGAGGTATGAAGCTCACGCGCTACCCGGAGACCTACAACCCCATCCTCGAATACTGGCAGGCTATCCAGGACGGCCGCGAGGTCGTCAGCCTGAAAGTCCAGAAGACCTACCGGCACGTTGTAGAGCAGCTGGGAGCGGAAAACTCCGAGTTTTACTACTCGCCGAAACGTGCCAATCACGTCCTGGAGTTTTTTGAAAACTACTGCCACCACTCCAAGGGCAAGGCGGGCGGACAACTCGTCAAGCTGGAATTGTGGGAAAAGGCGCTGCTGGCGACTGTCTTTGGGTTTATCGACATCGAGGGAAAACGCCAGTACCGCGAAGCGATCCTCATTGTCGGAAAGAAAAACGGCAAGTCGCTGCTGGCCTCAGGCGTCGGCCTGTATCTCCAGCTTGCGGATGGAGAGGCTGGCCCAGAGGTTTACGCCGTGGCCACCAAACGCGACCAGGCGAAGATCATCTGGCAGGAAGCAAAGCGCATGGTGCAGAAATCACCGGCGCTGCGCAAACGGACGCGCTGTCTGGTCGCTGAGCTGGACAGCGATTTCAACGACGGCGTTTTCAAGCCGCTGGCCTCTAACAGCGACACCCTTGACGGCCCCAACATCCACGGGGCCATGATGGATGAGATCCACCAGTGGAAGAGCGGGCGCGCCCTGTACGACATTATCGCCGACGGCGTGACGGCCCGTGAGCAACCGCTGATCTTTATCACCTCCACCGCGGGCACCATCCGCGAGGACATCTACGACGAGAAATACGAAGAGGCCGAGCGCATCATAAACGGCTACGAAGATCCGGACGGATACCACGACCCGCGCCGGATCGCGTTTATTTACGAGCTCGACAAACGCAGTGAGTGGACGAACCCGGACTGCTGGAAAAAGGCAAATCCGGGCCTCGGAACGATCAAGTCCTACACGGCCCTCAAAGAGCGGGTCGAGCGGGCGGAGAAAAACCCGGCCCTCGTCCGCAACCTCGTCTGCAAGGATTTCAACATCCGCGAAACGTCCTCCGAAGCCTGGCTCAATTTTGAACAGCTGGACAACCGCGACACCTTCCAGCTCGACAAGGAAAACCGCCGCCTGATCTGGCAGCACCACATGGCGGACGGCCAGACGCAGGAGCGTATCCTGTCCTACCCGCGCTACGGCATCGGCGGCGCGGACCTCTCCAAGACCACCGACCTGACGGCGGCAAAGGTGCTGTTCCAAGTGCCGGAGCTGCCGGAAATCCTGTTTGTGCTGCAGATGTACTGGCTGCCGCAGGATCTCTTGGAAAAGCGCGTCACGGAGGACAAGATCCCATACGACAAGTGGCATGAGCGCGGGCTGCTCAGATTATCAGAGGGAAACAAGATCCGCTATGAGGACGTCAAAGCATGGTTCATCGAGGTGCAGGAAGACCTCGATATTTTTATCCCCTTTATCGGGTATGATGCGTGGTCTGCGTCTTATTGGGTGGACAGCATGGCGGACTACTTTGGAGCAGAGGCCATGATCCCCGTGCATCAGGGCGTGAAAACGCTTTCCGAGCCGATGAAGCGCTGCGGGAACGATCTGGAATCCAAGCGGATCGTCTACAACAACAACCCGATTGATAAGTGGTGCATGGCAAACACCGCCTACGACGAAGACAAAAACGGCAATATCCAGCCGCACAAAACGAGCAAGTCCACGCGCCGCATTGACGGAACGGCGGCCCTGCTCGATGCCTACACGATCTATGATCAGAAGCAGGCGGAATACACCAGTATGCTCTAGGAGTGAGACAATGGGATTTTTTAAAAACTTCCTGACGAATATCACGACAACCAAGCGCGTTTCGACCGTGCAGATGGTGCAGGAGCGCGGGAATGGCTTTTACAGCTACAACGGCAAAATGTATCAGTCCGATATCGTCCGCGCCTGCATCCGGCCCAAGATCAAGGCCATCGGCAAGCTGACGGCAAAGCACATCCGGGAGACAGTCACGGACTCGGCGCGGAAGCTCGCCGTAAATCCGGAGCCGTATATCCGGTTCCTGCTCGAGGAACCGAATCAGTACATGACAGGCCAGCTGCTGCAGGAGAAGCTGGCCGCGCAGCTGGTACTCAACAACAATGCGTTTGCCGTGATCCTCCGGGATGAAAACGGCCTGCCGAACGCCATTTTCCCGGTCGCGGCCATGCAGGCCGACGCTGTCTATGACGCGGGCGGAAATTTGTATCTGAAATTTTACATGCAGAACGGCAGCGTACTGACGTTTGCCTACGACGATGTGATCCACCTGCGCGGGGATTTTTACGAAAATGACATCTTCGGCGACCCAATTGCTCCGGCCATCGTGCCGCTGATGGAGATCGTCACCACGACGGATCAGGGCATCGTCAAGGCCATCCGGAATAGCGCCGTCATCCGCTGGCTTTTGATGTTCGCATCCTCCATGCGCGCGGAGGATATCAAGAAGCGCGCGCAGGACTTTGCCGACAGCTTCCTCAATGTTTCCAACGGCACGGGCGTCGCGGCCGTAGACGCAAAGGCAGAGGCGAAGCAGATTGACCCGAAGGATTACGTCCCGAACGCTGCCCAGATGGACAAAACCACGCAGCGCATCTACGCCCTGTTTAACACCAACCCGCATATCGTCACGTCGATCGCGACGGAGGACGAACAGAGCGCGTATTTTGACGCCGAGATCGAGCCGGTGCTGAAGCAGCTCAGCGGCGAGTACACCCGCAAGCTATTCTCCCGGCGCGAGCGCGGCTGCGGGAACCGCATCGTATTCGAGGCCTCCGCGTGGGACTTCGCGTCGACATCGACAAAGCTCAATCTCTTGCAGCTGGTCGACCGAGGCGCGCTGACGCCGAATGAATGGCGGCGCGCATTCAACCTCGCGCCGGTAGACGGCGGGGACAAGCCCATCCGCAGACTTGACACGCAGCCGGTCGACCGGAACGCCACGCAGAAAGGAGATGAAACCACATGAAGATCAGCATTCGCGGGCCCATCGTATCCAGCAATCAGCACCGCTTCTATCAGTTTTACGGAATGGAGGCGACAAGCCCGAGATCCGTAGCGGACGCGCTTGCCAAGGGAAACGGCGAGCGGGCCGAAGTTGAGATCAATTCCGGCGGCGGCGAGATCTTCGCCGCAAGCGAGATCTACACCGCCCTGCGCAGCTACGCCGGCGGCGTCCACATCCGCATTGTAGGCCTCGCAGCCTCGGCCGCGTCCATCATCGCCATGGCGGGCGAGTCGGAAATGACACCGACCGGCATGATGATGATCCACAACGTCCAGACCGAGGCCAGCGGCGATTACCGCCAGATGGAGCACACAGCAGGGACGCTGCGCGATGCCAACCACGCCATCATCTCGGCCTACGTCGCCAAGACCGGCAGGCCGGAGGCGGAGATCGCCGCCATGATGGACGCCGAAACATGGATCACAGCGGAGCGGGCTGTAGATCTCGGCCTCGTCGACCGCGTGATGCAGCCGGATACCGGCCAGAAACCGCTGGCAGCGGATTTTTATTCCGGCATGCTCAGCGAAGACGCGCTCCGGCGCGCGGAAAACTTTTTAAAAGGTCAGGCCGCAGAGCCTGATTTTTTTATGCCCGAACGGGCGCAGGCAGAAGCAAAACTGAAATTTTTAAAACTCAAAGGAGAATTGAAATGACGAAGGAAATTTACAACATCCAGCGCCAGAAGCTCATGGACGACGCCCAGAAGCTGCTGGACGAAAGCAAGACCGCAGAGGCACAGGCCAAGATGAAGGAAGTCGAAGCCCTCGACGCCAAGTTTGAGGAGGAAGCCAAGATCCAGGCGAACCTCAACGCCCTCGCGGGCCAGAAAGTCGCGGCCCCGGCTGCGGCAGCGCAGTCCGTCGACCTGTCCGGCCAGAAAAAGGCCGAAGACGTGATCAACCGCTACGACACCCCGGAGTACAAGGTGGCCTTTATGAACTACGTGCTAAAGGGCACGCAGATCCCGCAGGAGCTGACCAACGCGGACGCGAACACGAAGACCTCCGACGTCGGCGCGGCCATCCCGACCACGACGCTGCAGAAGATCTACGAGAAGATCGAAGCGACCGGCATGATCCTGCCGCGCGTGACGCACACCTCCTACAAGGGCGGCGTGACCGTCCCGACCAGCTCGGCCAAGCCGACGGCCTCCTGGGTTGCCGAGGGCGCAGGCTCCGACAAGCAGAAGAAGGCGATCGGCTCCATCACGTTTGCCTACCACAAACTGCGCTGCGCGATCTCCATGTCGCTCGAAGTATCCATCGTGACCTACCCGATGTTTGAATCGCAGTTTGTCGCGAACGTCGCCGAGGCAATGGTAAAGGCCGAGGAACAGTCCATCATCAGCGGCTCCGGTTCCGGCCAGCCGAAGGGCATCACCAAGGAGACCGCGCCGACCGGACAGAACATCGACATCGCCGCCGCGACGACCGCGCTGGCATACGCCGATCTGGTCAAGGCAGAGGCCGCGCTGCCGCAGGCTTACGACGCGGACGCCGTCTGGTGCATGTCGAAGAAGACTTTCTTCGAGCAGATCGTCGGCATGGTGGACGACAAGAAGCAGCCCGTTGCACGCGTCAATTACGGCATGAGCGGCAAGCCCGTCTATTCGCTCTTTGGCCGCGAGGTTGTGCTTGTAGGCGACTATCTGCCGTCCTTCACCGCGAGCGTGACCGCAGACACGATATTTGCGTTCATTTTCAATTTCAAGGATTACCTCTGGAACGAAAACCTTGGAATGACGTTCCGCAAGTACACCGATAACACGACCGACGACGAGGTGACCGTCGCGCTGGCGCTTGTCGACGGCAAGGTAGTCGACAAAAACAGCCTCGTCACGCTGACCAAGAAAAAGGCCTGACGGCGCGCGGCCAACAGGGAGGGATGACCATTGGCTTTGATCAACGTTGCAAAAACCGCCCTGCGGCTAACCACAAACGCCCTTGACGACGAGCTCAAAGACGAGATCGACGCCTGCCTCATGCGCCTGCACCTTGCGGGCGCAGAGGGAGCGGACGAAGATCCGCTGGTCAAGGACGCCATCCGCGCATACGTCCGCTGGCAGCATGATTTCTGCGGCCGGGGCGAGGAATGGAAGACCTGCTTTGCAGATATCCGCGACGCCATGGGACTCTCGGACGATTACCGGGCAGTCCCGGCCAGCGGCGGAACAGGAGGCGCGTGCTGTGATCTTTGATACGCAAATCACGCTGCGCCTGTTCTCCTACCCCATCGTAAACGGCCAGACGACGGAAAAACTCGAGCGGGAGACCACCGTCTGGGCTGCCCGCAAGTCCGTAAACCGCGCCGAGTATTATCAGGCCGCGCAAGCCGGCAAGCGCACGGACGCAATTTTCCGGATGCACAGCAAGGAATACGGAGGCGAGCAGCAGCTTGTCTGCGGCTCCGACGTCTTTGACGTCGTTCGCAGCTACGGGCAGGAAACAGAGGAAACCGAGCTGACCTGCAAACGGAGGGACGGCGCATGATGATCTATGAGGCGCTATCAAGCCTGGGCGTTCCGGTCTGCCATCCGCCATACAAGGGCGCGAAGGAAACCTACATCACATATCAGCTGCTCGGCCAGTCCGGCCAGATCTACGCCGAGGGCGGAGAGGCCGAGACCGGCGTGCAGTACGCCGTTTCCATCTTTGCCGAGGGCTTTGCCGCCGGGCTTTTAAAGCGCGTAAAAGCCGCGCTGGAGGAAGCGGGCTACATCGCGACCGTCGACATGGAAACATACGACAAGGAAACAGGCCGCACGCAGATCGCGCTCATCGCCGAAACGGAGGGCGCGGAGTATGGCTAACATCTCTATCACCGGCGCAGACGAACTCATGGCCACGCTCCAAAAAGCGAATGTCTTTGATGAGGACATGCAGAAGGAGCTCCTGTACGCCGCCGGGGATATCATCGTCGAGGAGCTGCAAAATGCCGTCCGGGCGAGCGGGTTCCGCACGGAAGCATACGCCTCCAGCGTGAAATACCGCAAAACCATCAAGCAGGACAAAAACGGAGATCCGTATATCACCATCACGGCAGTTGGCAAAAACGAGCACGGAACGCGCAGAGCGACCGTGCTTTTTGTTTTGAATTACGGCCGCAGTGCGGAATACGGAAAAATCGACGGGACTTATTTCTGGACAAAGGGTGTCCGCAGCGCGCAGAAGCGCGTGAACGCGGAACTCGAAAAAATCCTTACACAAAAGCTGAAAGAAAGGGGCCTATTGTAAATGCCTAGTTTTGACTTACGCGGCATCCGGGCGGGAAAGTATAAAAACACGTCCGGCACCGTGACCTACACAGAGCCGACCGACGTCGGCGACGCCATGAGCGCGCAGCTGGAACTCAAGTTCGCCGAGGGCCGCCTGTACGCAGAATCCAAGCTTGCCGAGTATATCAAGCTTGCCACTGGCGGCACGATCTCGCTGGCTGTCAAGTACATCAAAAGGGCCGCACAGGCCATGCTCTACGGCTGCACATCCGATGCGAGCAAGGAAAATCTGAAATTCTCGGCAAAAGACATCGCAAACTATGTCGGCGTCGGCTTTTACGCGCCGGATAAGATCGACGGCGTGACCAAATACACCTGCGTCTGGGTGACGAAAGCGCTGTTCGGCCCGCCTTCGCTGTCCTACCAGACCAAGGGCGAGAACATCCAGTTCAACACGCCGACCACGACCGGCGAATTCCTCGCGGACGATTCGACCGACGAACTGCTGCTCGAGACCGAGACCGTCGACACCGCGGCGGAGGCCGTTACCTGGATCAAGGGAAAGCTGGGTGAGACCTGATGGAAACAACCAAACTGAAGACCGTCGACTACGAATTCGAGGGCCGGAAGTACCGCCTTGAGTGCAACATGAACGTCATTGCCTACGTGCAGGACGAGTATGACGGGAATCTTCTTCAGGCGCTGGATCGGGTCCGTGGGATCAAAAGTACGCTGGCGTTTCTCGCCGGTATGCTGACGGACGCAGCGGATTCACAGGGGATCAACGATGAGAACGGACTGCCACTGGTATTTACGCGGAAGCAGCTGGGCCGAAAGCTCACGCTCGCGCAGACCGTGGAGGCCGGAAAGCTGATCTATCCGCTGGTTCGGGCCGAAGTATTGAAGAACGCGGGGGCCGAAACAAAACCGCAGGAAGACGAAAAAAACTGACACCGCCGGGGAAACCGAAGCAGCTGGGCTTTGATTTCCCCGGCTTCCTCGCAATCTGGCTCTTCCGGCTGCATCTGCCGGAGCGGGATTTTTGGAAAACCATGTCCCCGCGCCGCATAACGCTCCTGCTTGACGCGCTTGCGCCGCAAAAGCAGCCGGAGCAGCAGGAACAGCCGCAGAGCCTGTCGGCCTATTTGAACGGAGGCACCTAACATGCCGAACATCAATACAAAATTTACGCTTTCGGGCGAAAAAGAATACAAGCAGGCCATTTCCGAGATCGGCAGCGGCATGAAGGTGCTGGACTCGGAAATGCGCAAGGTATCCTCTGCCTACGCGCAGAACGCGGACAGCGTAGAGGCCCTAAACGCCAAGAATGACGTATTAGAGCGCAAGATTTCCACGCAGGCGGAGAAGATCGAGTATCTCAAGGCTGCGCTCCAGCAGTCGGCCGAGAAATACGGAGAGGCAGACAAGCGCACCATGCAGTGGCAGACCAGCCTCAACAACGCCGAGGCTGAGCTGAACAATCTCAACAACCAGTTTGACGAAAACAAGCAGAAGATCGCCGACTCCAGCAAGGAGATGGGCAACCTCGGCGACGTGGTGAACGGCCTGACCTCCAAGCTCGGAATTCAGCTGCCAGACGGCATGAAGTCCTCCATGAACGCCATGGGAAGTCTGGACGCCTCGTCGCTGGCGCTAGCGGGCGGCTTTGCCGCCGTCGCGACGGCCATCGTCAAGGCGGAAAAGGCGCTGATCTCCATGACGAAGGAAGCAGCCTCGAATGCAGACGATCTGCTCACGCTCGCCTCCGTGACCGGCATGACGACCGATTCCGTGCAGGAACTCAACTACATGGCAGACCTCACGGACGTCTCCATGGACAGGATCAAAGACAGCCTCAAGGAGACCACCAACAAAATGCAGGAGGCCGCAACCGGCACCGGCACGGCCTATGAAGCCTATCAGAAGCTGGGCGTGGAGATCACCAACGCAGACGGCTCCATGCGCAGCGCGCAGGACGTGTTTTACGATACCATCGACGCGCTGGGCGATATGAAAAACCAGACCGAGCGGGACGCGCTGGCTATGGATCTCATGTCGGAATCTGCGCAGGAGCTGAACCCCATGATCGAGCTGGGCAGCGGCAAGCTGCGCGAATACGCGCAGGAAGCCCACGATATGGGCTATGTGCTGGACAACGACGCGCTCAAATCGCTTCAGGCCGTCGACGACGCATACTCCCGCCTTCAGAACACGCAGGAGGGCGTAAAAAACCAGCTTTCCGCCGAGTTTGCGCCGTATCTCGAAGAATTCTACGGAGACCTCACCAGCGGGATCAAGACGATCGGAAGCACCCTGCAGCAGTCCGGGCTTGTAGACGCCTTCGGCATGCTGCTCGAAACGGCGGGAGATATCATCGCGCCGATGGATACCCTGTCAAATGATAAGGTCCCGGCGCTGACAAGAGCGCTGCGGCCACTTGCAGAGCTTATGGCGGCCATCGCGGACGCGGGGGACTTTGTGTCCGGCCTTTTGTCGCTGGATTTCAACAAAATGGGCACGGCACTCGGCCTGAATTACGGCAAGGGCCAGATGTCGAATGTACAGAAGCTCAATACCAAGTGGATGCAGCAGGATACGAACCGCGCGACCGCCGCGAACGGCTACGGCAGCTACTTCGACACCGACACCGGCAAAGCCTACGGAAACATGGAGGCCTACGCCAACGCGCAGTATGAAGCGCTCGTGCGAGCGGGCGACAGCTCCGTCCTTGGCAAATCGCAGGATCTGTGGGTGCAGGAATATCTCAAAAAGCTGCGCGGCAACGCCTCCGGCACGGACAACTGGTACGGCGGCTTCACGCGGGTCAACGAAAACGGCCCGGAGCGCATCTATCTGCCGTCCGGTTCTCGCATCCAGACAGCCAGCGAGACGCGCTACACCTCCGGCGATACCTACAACACCACCGTCTACGTCGACCACGTCGAAGACCTCGACACCATCCTCCGCATCGCCAAAAACGCACGCATCACAGCCAGAATGGGGGCGAAGTAAATGCCGATCTTTACAGTACAGGCGAGTGGGTCGACAGCAGTTGCAAAGAACCACCCGAATACAAACTACTCAAATCTTGCACAGTACAAGTTGTTTGCGGACCCGTTTACGGGGGAAGCAGGAAACGTCAAACAAGGGGATAACATATATATCAAATTCCCTGTGCCGGGAGATGCGTACAAGTTTAAGCGGGTAAGCAAAGTAACTCTTTCGTTTTACGCACAGCCGACAGAAGATAGCGGAAATGGGAACAAGCAAATCTGGACGTATGTAAATGCGGTGGAAAGCCAATTTGATACGAGCGTGATAACGTATGCAACGCGACCGGAAATCAGCCAAACATATACCGGGATTTCAGAGCATGCAGATGGAAAGTGGACTGCGTTAAACGAAATTGTGCAGCTGAACGCGGTTTTTGATCTGGCACAATACAGGGTCAAGAAGGAAGAAGTAAAAAAAGGGATAGAAAACGGGTTTGTCGTTGCGTTTCGTGGCGCTGTATCAGGAACAAGCGAAGCTGTTTTTTACGGAGAAAAGTCAACACGCAAGCCATTCCTGACGTGTGAATACTCGAATGATAATGTCGGCATAAAAGCAGACAATTTATCACCATCGGCAGGGGCATTCGTAAATCGAGCGCAAAAAAACACATTTACATGGGACGCCGAGGATGACACAGATCTCACGCAGGTTTGCTTCGCAGAGGTGAAACAAACCGCTGCTGTTTTTGAGTGGCGCGTAAAAAACGCAAGCACATCAAAAACGATAAGCGTATCTGGCTCGACGACCGCTTGCACGGTACCGGCAAACACATTCCCGTCCGGGACGCTCGAATGGCGCGTAAAGGTGACGGCAAACAGCGGCACGACAACGACGTCCGCATGGCAGGAGATCACGACAACAGACGTTACCCCGACGGCCAAGCCCGTCTCCCCTTCCGGCATCGTCATCGACGCGACAATCGCCAACCGCTTCTCGTGGAAGCACATCATTTCCACCGGCACGCCGCAGAGTAAAGCGGATCTGCAATGGTCCGCCGACGGTACGACGTGGAACACCCTCGCGACCGTCACGGGAGAAAACCAGTATTACGACGTTCCGGCGAACAAATTCACAAGCGGAACAAAATACTGGCGCGTGCGCACCTACAACACAGACGGCACGCCGTCGGAATGGAGCGACAAGGCAGAGTTTATCGCCATCAACGCTCCGTCCGCACCGTCCATCGTGATCCAGTCCACCGGCCCGCGACCGCGCATCACCTGGCAGACCACCGAGCAGGAAGCCTATCAGCTGACGCTCTCCAACGGCTACGCCTCCGGAACGGTCTACGGAACAGAAAAGGCATGGCGCTCCCCTGTTTACCTCGCCGACGGCAGCTATACCATTCGCGTGCGCGTGCAGAACAAGTACGGCATGTGGTCCGAGTGGAGCGCAGCCGCGCTCCCAGTTTCGCACACCGAGGGCGAAGCGATCACACTGTCGGTCGACGCGGGCCATGAGGCCGCGTCGACGTGGCAGACCGCAGGCAGCTATGATTTTTACCTGATCGAGCGGGACGGCATCGCCATCGCCCGCACCGCGCAGAAGCAGTACGTCGACCATACCAGCATCGGCAGCGTGACCTACCGCGTCCGCGGCTGTTACGCAGACAGCGACAACTACGGCGTGTCCAATTCCGACACCGTCGAAATTCTGCCGGAGACCAACATGATATGCGATCTGGAAACCGGTGTCTGGCTGGAAATGCGCCTGTCCGAAACGCAGCTGCGAACCAACCGAACCAGTTTCTCGGCCGGGGTCTCCACGGTCCATCTGGCCGGTCTGGCCTATCCCATCGAGGAGCGCAGCGAGCAGCGCGACCGCGCCCTGTCCGTTGCCTGCGCCTGGCCGCACGCGCAGCGGGCCGCCGCCCTCGCGCTGGAGGCCCTTGTGGGCCGCCTCGTCTGCCTCAAGGACCATTACGGAAATATGGCCATCGGTACGCTTCCGTCGCTGGAGAGCAACATCGACGAGTTTATGCGCCGCTACGCCTTTACCGTCTCGCACACCAACCGGGAGGAGGCGATCACCCTTGACCCGTGACGTAAGCTACCGCATTGACGTGCTCCGGAACGGCGCGCCCATCACGCAGCTGCAATGGGACACCGGCAGCCCACCGCAGATCATGAGCGACCGCGCCGCGAACATCCACGGCACGCTCAAGGGCAGCTTTCTTCCCAATGCCGTCGCGGCGTGGGAATCGGACGAGCTGCGGCCATGGATCATCGTAAACGGGACGGAGCACTCTCTCGGCATCTATCAGGCCGCGACCGTCGGCAAAAAAGGCAGCGCGGGCAGCACGCGCGTAGAGATCGAAGCATACGACCGCTGCTGGCGCGTGTATACGCAAAAAACCGAGACGATCCTGCATCTTGCCGCTGGCTCGTCGTACATCACCGAGATCCGCAAGATGCTGACAGACTGCGGCATCTCGCTCGTGATCGCAACGCCGAACGCCGCTGTGCTGGCCACAGACCGCGAAGACTGGCCGATTGGAACAAGCTATCTGACAATCGTGAACGCGCTGCTGTCCGAAATCAATTACGAAAACCTCTGGTTTGACGCCGACGGCGTGTGCCGCCTAGAACCGTATCAGGAGCCGTCCGCAGCAATCATCGACTGGCGATACGGCGCGACAGACCTGTTTCTCCCGGAGAAGCATCCGGGGCAGGACTGGTCGGACGAAACGGATATTTTTGACGCGCCGAACGTATTCATCGTGACCTGCAACAACCCGGACATGGACGCGGCCATGGTGGCGACGGCCGTCAACGACAATCCGGCCTCCAAGAAATCCACATTCAAGCGCGGCATGCGCATAACCTCCGTCGAGCGGGTGGACAACATCGCCTCGCAGGACGAATTGCAGGCCTACGCCGACAAGCGCCGCAACGAGTCGCTGCTTGCTACGCGCGCCATTACATTTTACACGCTCAATGAGCCGGGGCACGGCGTCGGCGATATCCTCGCCCTGACGCACGACGAAATTGGCGGAATTTACCTCGAAACAGGCTGGTCGGTAACACTGCAGGCCGGAAGCCTTATGACACATTCTGCAAAAAGGACGGTGATCGCATAATGGAAGGCATCAACAGCCTGTTTGTGACGAATATCGAGATCCCGGACGAAAACCTGCCGGAAAACTTTCTGGCGACCGTCGGCGCGGTCTATGACGATGGCCTGTCCCTCATCCTAGAGGGGCAGACTGAATCCACAACAAAGCACTATAAATGCAACACGTCCGCCACCTTTGCCGCGGGAGACCGCGTCAAGGTCGCGCGGATTTCCGGCAGCTATATCGTCGAGTACGTTGTCGGGCCACCGGGAAGCGGCGGGAGCGGAGGAGAGAGCGCTCCGCCAGACAGAATCAAAAAAGATAGTTACGGCATGTACGTCAAAAGCAATTTCTTGCTGCCACTTTACGGGAATGAAAGCATCGGCGCGACAAATGTGCCGTTTTACGGGGTGGCTGCAAATAGGGTTTGGCTGTGCTATAACGCAAGCAAATACGCAGCATTAAGGTGCAACAGCGACGGGAAACTGCTTGTGAACGGCACTGTGATTGCATAGGAGGCGAAATAACATGATCCAGATCCACATCACCAAAGCCTGCGCGCATCTGTGCTCACCGCCGGAGCTTCTGACGGCGGGCATGGCGAAGGCCGTCAGCGTCCGGTTCGCGTTCTCCGAGGAATGGGACGGCCTGACGAAGACGGCAGTATTTACAAACAGGAAGAAAACTGTAGACGTGCTGGAATCCGAGTGGGACGGGAACCGTCTGATCGTACCGTATGAGATCCTTGCTGACGCCGGGCTGATCGCCCGCGTCGGTGTGTACGGATCCAACGCCTCCGGCGTCGTCCTCCCGACGGTATGGGTGACGCTTGGCAAGGTGCAGCCAGCGGCGGAGCCATCCGGCGACCCGGCTGCGGAGCCGACGCTCCCGATCTGGGCGCAGCTGCAGAAGCAGATCGGCGACCTGGACGATCTCAGGACCTACAACAAGGACAGCCTCGTCGCCGCCATCAACGAAGCCCGCCAGTCGGGCGGCGGAGGCGGGGGCGGTTATCAGATCGGCCCCGGCCTCAAGCTGGACGCCGAAACCAACACCCTGTCCGTCGATACGGCGGACGCAGTCGAAAAGGACAACACCAAGCCCGTAACGTCCGCCGCTGTGTTTGCGGAGGTCGGCAACATCAACGCGCTGCTCGCGACGATTTAAGGAGAGGATTTTATGAGCACACAGACTGAAATTACAAGATTACAGACCGCGCGGAACAAGCTGCGCACCTGGCTCGTCGGCCTCGGACTCGCCGCGAGCACGGACAAGCTCCCCACGCTGGCCGACAAGGCTGCCGCCATCAAGAATAACGGCGCGGTCGACGCGCAGGTAAAGGAGGGCGAGAGCTACACCGTCCCGAAGGGCTATCACGACGGAACCGGCACCGTAAAGGGCGTCGGAGGCGGCGGCAACTACCAGCTGCAAGCCAAGTCGGTAACGCCGACGAAGGAGCAGCAGGCCGTCACGCCCGATCAGGGCTATTACGGCCTGTCCGGTGTGACCGTCGGCGCGATCCCGGAAAACTATCAGGACGTCTCCGCCACGACCGCCGCGCCCGCTGACGTGCTGGCGAATAAAGTCTTTATCGATGCAGACGGCGTAACGCAGGCTGGCACCATGCCGGACAACGGCGCGGTCGAAAAGGTCCTGGACGCGACGGCCGGCAATCAGGAATACACCGTCCCGGCGGGCAAGCACTCCGGCGCGGGCAAGGTATCCGTCGTGCTGGAAACCAAGTCCGCCACGCCTGCCGAGGCCGCGCAGGACATTACGCCCACAAAGGGCAAAGTCCTCGGCAAGGTCAAGGTCGGCGCGATTCCGGACAAATACAAGGACGTTTCCGGCGTGACTGCCGGAGCCGCCGACGTGCTGGACGGCAAGTTTATCGTGCTGGCAGACGGCAGCAAAGTCGAGGGCACGATGGCAAACAACGGCGCGATTGCAAAGACCATCGACGGCCTCACGCAGACCAGCGTAGACATCCCCGCAGGCTATACCTCCGGCGGCACCGTCAGCATGACAGACGACATCGAAAACGCCCTCGCCGCGATCTAAAGGAGGAACAGACATGAGCGTACAGACCGAGATCGACCGCATTATCACGGCAGTCGGCGCGGCGTATGACGCAGTGGAGGCCAAAGGCGGCACAGCCCCTGCGGCACAGACCATCGAAGGGCTTGCCGCAGCAGTCGGTACGATTCAGACCGGAATCGCTCTGCAGCTGATCGTAACAGTATCTGCCGGTGCGACGGTCACGGCGACGAACGGCTCAAAAACGATCAGAGGAACATCTGACAGCACCGGCGTTTGTACGCTTATCGTTCCGGAGATCGGCACATGGAGCGTATCTGCGACACTGGATGGGAAAACGTCCGACACAAAATCCGTATCTATCACGGACAGCTACGCGGTGTCGCTTAATTTTGTATATCCGACACTGAATAAAAATACTTGGGAAACAATAAAAAATATATCCGACGCGGGACAGGGCGCGAACTATTGGAGCGTCGGTGACCGAAAGGCTGTAACGCTAAACGGCACGGTTGGACATCTTACACTATCTAATTACACAACATATGCGTTCATTATTGGATTTAACCATAACGCGAGCCTAGAAGGGGAAAACCGTATCCATTTCCAACTTGCAAAGACCGCGCTCTCCGGCGGTACGGACGTGTGTTTCTGCGATAGTTACTATACCTCGCCCGTTTCGACAACCGGCTATTTCTCTATGAACAGTAGTGCAACGAACTCCGGCGGATGGGCGAGCTCGCAAATGCGTACAAATATTTGCGGGACAAGCCTCTCGAGCTATTCCGGAACGATTATCGCAGTCATTCCGGCGGCGCTCCGTGCAGTCCTAAAGTCCGTTACCAAGTACACGGACAATACGGGAAATAATAGCACATCCGCGAGTGCGGTCACGGCGACAAAGGATTACTTTTTCCTCCTCTCGGAGTTTGAGGTTTTCGGGAGCATTTCGAGAGCAAACTCGAACGAGGCGAGTAAGCAAGCGCAGTACGCCTATTATTCCGCTGGAAACAGCAAGGTAAAGTACAAGCACAACGGAACGAGTGCCGCCGCTCGTTGGTGGCTCCGTTCTCCGCTTGCGAGCAGCTCCGACGGTTTCGAGAATGTGAACACCAAGGGGACAGCCGAAGACCGCACCGCGCGCGCTTCCTTCGGCTTCCCACCCGGCTTTTGTGTATGAGGGACAAATCCATGGAGTATATCGTATATAAGCGATTTCATAGACAGGGTATTGATGGAGCATTTAATCTCCAGTATGGGACTGTGGTATCGGAGATCGAAGGGTTCCTGTTTGCAGCGGACGGCAGGCGGATATGCGCTGCGACATCCGAAAACGGGTGGGAGCATTTCAGGCAGAATACACCAGAGGGCGCGATGCGGCAGGAAATGCTTGAACGCCTCTATCGCTGGTATGAAAAAAACGGCTGCGGTGAAGACTTCACGGATGAAAAATGGCCGGGGCAGGAAAACGGGTATTGGAAAAATCGGTTGAGAACCGCAAGTACAGAGCGATTGGAGAAAATCTATCAAGAGAAATTTGGAGGGACGCCATGTATGCAGTAAAACAGGACGGCGCGTTTGCCGGGTATGCGGACAGTATTGTGCCCATCCGACTGCACGGCAACGGTTGTTATGTCCCGTGCAAGGAAGATCAGGCAGAAGGATTTTGCGCTAAGATGGCTGTGACTATTACAGATGAAGAAGGGACTGAGCATCAGGTGCTTTCTGACAGGGTGTTTCATCTCCCCGGTTACACGTTGAAAGGTACGGAGCCGGAGGGCAGCTATGAGGAAATGGGTGCGGCACTGCCACTCACAGATGCAGAGAACGCGGCGAAAATTTTACTTGGGGAGGCGGAATAACATGAGCACCTACACCGAGCGGGCGCGGGCGCTGCGCCCCTATATCGTCAAAAGCGCCGCCAGTCTCACTGACGCCGACGCGAGTCTCGCGCCGGAGCTTTTCACCCGCCTGACCGGCTCCGGCAGCCTCGTCAAAGCCGGCACGCGCATCAACTGGGGCGGCACCATCAAGCGCGCCGCCTCCGACCTCTGGGACACGGCCCAGAACACCCCGGACGCCGCCCCGGCCCTCTGGGAAGACATCGCCTACAAGCAGGGCTTCCGCATCATCCCCGAGACCATCACCGCCGGCCTTGCATTCTCCAAAGGCGAAAAAGGCTGGTGGCAGGACGAGCTCTACGAATCCCTGCTCGCCGCCAACGTCTGGAACCCATCCGTTAACCCGGACGGGTGGAAGAAGATCACGGAAGAAGGTACATAGCCATGGACACCAAGACAATCATCGTTACCATCGTCTGCGCCGTGCTCGGCTCGTCCGCGCTGACGGCGGTAGTAAACGCCGTCGTCGGCGCGATACAGAAAAAGCGCGGCAAGGCCACGACGCAGGAGACGCACCTGGCCGAGATCGACAAAAAGCTCGGGAAAATGCAGGAGCATCAGGGCGAGCAGTATCTGGCAATCCTCCGGCTCACGATCATGAGCGAGGAAATGCCAATGGCTGAACGTCTGATTGCCGGAGAGAAGTATAAAAAGATGGGCGGGAACGGCGACGTGAAAAAATTCCTGCACCAGCTGGAGGCGCAATGCGGGCATAGCAATGGAATTCAGTAAAAAATGGCTGATTTGCAGCGCGCTCGTCAGCCTCGCGCTCATCATCGCCTGCGCGGCAGGCGCAGATCTGACGGAGATCACGCTTGCGGTGCTGGCCGAAACAACGTCCTCCAGCGGCTTTTACCTCTGGAAAGCCAAAAATGAGAACCGCGCGAAGTACGCGCAGAAGTACATGGATAAATGGGCCGAAAAGTACGGCCCGGAAGCGGCAGCACGCATCGCGGAGATCGTGCTGAAAGATTGAAAGGAGCATACTTATGGACTACACACAGATCATCTCGGCAGTGATCGCGCTCATCAGCGCGCTCGTCTCGGCGTTTCTGATCCCTTGGCTCAAAACCAAGATCGATGCCAACAAACTGCAAACCATCAAAACATACGTAGAGATCGGCGTAAAAGCGGCGGAACAGCTCTACGCGGCAACGGACGGCGAGGAAAAGAAAGCCTATGTGATCAATTTTCTGGCCGAACACGGAATCCGGTTCGACGTATCTACAATCGATCAGCTGATCGAGGCCGCCGTGCTGCAGCTGCATCACGAGTTGTACGGGAGTGAGCGGGCATGAGTATCAAAATCGGACAGGCCAGCCTCGGCGAGACGGGCGGCCGCAACCAGAAGCCCGGCAATCAGAACGGACGGGAGCTGAATATCTCCAACTGGTACAATGGCCGCTGGCTCGGCGTCCTGCGCTACAAGAGCCGCAAAAAGGCCGAGCGGGCCGCGCAGACGTGCGAGGCGGCCATTAAAAACCGGAACATCGGATACGACATGGACGACAGAAACACGGCGTATGAGGCCGCCAGAGCCGTCGGATGGGACGTGAGCAAGATCACAAAGCCAGTGGAGACGGACTGCTCCGCGCTCATGATGCTCTGCGCCGTGGCCGCAGGCTGCGCGTCGGTCGAAGCGCTCTACCGTCGGCAGGGCAACAGCTGCACGACATACTGCATGCTGCACGATTGGCCTGCGACGGGAGACTTCGAGCTGCTGACTGGCAGCAAGTATCTGATGACGGACGCCAATCTGCTGCGCGGCGACGTACTGGTAAGCTCGGGCCATACCGTGATGGCCCTCGAAGATGGAAAAAATGCAGAGGAGGAAACCGAAATGGTAGAAAAAAGCAAGATCATCGTCGACGGCAAGGAAGTCGCCGTTGAGCGTATCCTGAAAAACGGTACGAACTACGTAAAGGTGCGCGATATCGCCGCCGCGCTGGATCTCGAAGTGAGCAACAAGGGCAATATCGCTGTGCTGAATCACAAGGAAAAGTAAGTTCCGCCAGGCGGCGGGCCGAAGGGAGTGACGAAAGCATAACTGCGCGGCTGGCTCTGCCGAAGGAGCTGGAACACCTCACGCGCAGCGACTGGGAGCGCGTCGCTGACGAGGGCTTATTGGATGAGATCGATCAGCAGATCGTGAATCTTTATATCGTGCGCAGGCTCCCGCAGCTGGACGCGGCCGGTGAAATCGGCATCGACCGCAAGACCATCTCCCGCCGCCTGCCGCACATCTACAACACCGCCCGCCGTCTGGCAGGAACATAACGCAAAAAGCACCCGTGGGATTCGTCCCACGGGTGCTTTTGTATCAGGACCGCAGTTATCCTGCGGGCTTATTTTGTTGCATGAGCGCGTCCCAGCGGGCCCAGAGTTCGCGGTTGCAAGGTTCGCCGTGCAGCGAATCGAGAATATCAGCGACTTCTGCCGGGCTTTGATAGTACAAAACGCACGTTTCGCCGGTCTGCGTGCGCCGAAATTGCAGCTTTTTCGGCCCTGCCGGAAAATGCGAGGATACTTGCGTTAAAAGCTCAGGCTGCCCGTAAACCCGCAGCCGTGGTGTCCTGGTGGGCTTGCCACGTACCCTGTGCGGCCAGAGATCAAGGCAAGCTTGCAGCTCCACCACACCGCGGCAAAATCCCTGCCAATCAGTCACGTCGGCGAGGGACGGGAGAAGATGCACCTTCGCGGATTTCACAACCCAAAAGTCTCTCTTCCCGTCTGCGCGGTGCTGAAGGTATGGCGCGGTTGGGAAAAGATCGGCAACCGCGTCGATGTACCACCGATCAACACAGCGCACAAGGAACTTGCCGCAGGTATCAACGCCGAGCAGCATGAGGATCGCTTGCTGATAGCCAGTCATCTTCGATACCTCAGATTTTATCGCCGTAAGCCTGCACACGCTCCCACACGTCTTCGGGGATGTTGTGCTCAACCTTGCCGAAGTACCATGCGGCAAGCGTATTGCCGTCGCTGTCGCGGCTTTCCTTGTTCTCAAGCGCCAGAAGACGGTATGCATAATCGGAACGATGGTTGAAAATGATCTGGCCGTTCTCATCGGTGACTTTGTAGAAGTATTTGTACTGTTTCATTTTTTTGTTCCCTCCCGGCTTTCGCCTTGCTTTATCTTATTGTCTTATTATACGCCCATTGGGCGCAAAAGTCAAGAGGAAAATGAAAAAAAGTTATAAAAAAATAAGCGCCGGAAGCCCATCCGGCGCTTGCTTTTTTATCGATTGCTCAAGGCTAAAATCTCGGCTGCCATTGTGGCCACATACGTTTCGTTCTTCACCACCTCTTTCTTCACTTC